TTGCCGTCGAGGGGGCGGCACACGGGGCAGGTCTTGGGGTCAAGCACGGCGTTCCAGCGCCAGCGTGAAATGGGGCGGGTAGAAGCGGGGGCGGCACGTTGCTGCGCGTTGTAGGCCATAGCCCAGAAAGCAGCAGCCATCAGACCCTTCAGGCGGAACCGCCACGCATTAGCCACCGTGCCCTTGCCTACCACTGGTAGTTGCTCACCCTTGCGGAATCGGACGCCAATCACCACGTCTGCAATATCGGCAGTGGTTACGTTCTGCATGAAACGGGATTGCACTGAACGATCCAGTAAACGCAGTAACTGCAGGCCGAATGGTGATAAGCCGCCGCCAGGACTGGGGCTGAATAACGTCAGTAGTGTCTGTGTCTGGATGCGGGTCTCGCGCAAGATGTCGCCCAAGTCGCGGGGTGCCAGCGCCGGGAGGTCAAATAAGTTTGCAGCGGTAGTGGTGGCAGCTACCTCGGCCTGCACCAGCCGCGAGCGGAGGATGGCGAAGATGCGGTTGGATGTGTTCTGGAGTTCGGTGGCAAATCGTTCGCGGAGTTTGGGATATACAATCTGGCGTTCCAGTTGACCCTCGGGGAGGGTGGCGATTAGGGCGCGGACGCGCAGGGCAAGCTCAAATAGTGCGCTCTTGGCATCGCGGTCGGTTTCGTCCTCCAGTCGGGTGACCGCTAAAGCGAGCGCTCGGATGTACTCCTCTGAAGTCATTCATCCTTACCGGGACGCAATGGCGTGGCAAGAGTTTGCGAGTTCAATGACTCGCCTTGTCCGGCGTTGCGGGGGCCGGTAGAGCTTTCGTTTTCTTGAAATGCAAAGTCGGGACCGCCCGCAGCATTGAGACGCTCCATTGCTAAAGCCTCCTCCTGGTCTTCCTCTGTACGCTCCAGCTCGGTTTCGATGTCGAGTTCGGGTGGGAGGACCTCGCCCTGCTGCAAGATGCGGAGCAGCGTTTCTTGGCTGATCGCGTTCTGCATGTAGAGCTGTAGGTACGCCGTGATCTGGTTGCCGTCGATCAGGCGGTTCTCGTAGTCCTGCTCGATGATCACCTTGGGGGGTTCCACGCCCGCATACTCGCCCGCAATGCGGAGCATTTCTTCCAGGGCACGCTGGAGGTCGCCCGCAATCAACGCCATGATTGAGTCGCTATCAATGCGATCCAGGCGCTTGGATTCCGCGGCGGCATTGGTGACGTTTTGTTGGGTCAGTGTGTTGATGCCTAGGCGGCTGATCTGGTCCTCCAGTGCTTCGAGGCACTTCAGCTGGCTCTCAAACGCATCGCTGGTGGGTTGGACATACTCGCAGCCGCCATCGGGCGGGAGTAGTACAGCAGTATTGACTGAGATGCCGATTGGTGTGTCGCCGTCGGGGTCGAAGCCGCGCATCGTCAAGATCGGCATTGAACCCGTGTGGATCGCGTGCATGTAGTCGCAGAAGCGCTGCGCATAGCTGATATTCAGGTACGCCACCTCCAAAAGGGGTGGGCTGCTCAGCAAATTGCCCACACGGTTGCTATAAACCGAAACCAGGGGGATCGTGTCCAGTGACGTGTCACCACGCTCAAAAATGTTCCATGCACCCGCTGATGCAGTATTACGGCGCCACACTTCGTAACGGCCGGGGTACAGCACGCGGATTTGCTCCTCGATGTCCTCGCCAAAATCACCCTTCGGTAATGCAACGAACTCGCGGATACGGACTTGTGTTAATTCACTCTGCGGACGTTGATCATTAGTGCGCCAGCCCAAAATTTGCTTGGGGCTGACAAGGATCAAGTACGGTTGGCGGCCACCATCAGCACGCTCCTCGGCAAGAGTGCGAGGCAGATTTCCTGAAGGGAAATCCACGAGTGCACTGCAGTGACCGTAAAGAATTGCAACTTCTAGTAGGCGGCGGGCAAAGCTGTTCAGCGTCGTGCCATCGCCTGAAACATTCCTGCTCCACTCCTGCCAATAGTCGTCGCCGTCTAGTTGGATGCCCTTGCGGAGGATTAGGCCGGCTGCTTGGGAGGCGAGGCGCTGGAGGAAGGGCGGTAACGTGGCATGGAAAATGCGGCGTCCGTAGGCTTCCGCGTCCTCGCGGGGTTCGCGGGGGATCAGACGCTCGCATTGGTCGCGCAATGTGCGGGTGCCGCCCATGCAAATGTCGATGGGGTCCCAGCGCGGGATCATCGCGTAGACCGCGTTGGTTAGTTCGCTTGGGTCGTTGCTTGGACCCTCAATCGCGGTGCCTGTGCTGCGCGTAAAATCGCGGCCGGGATACGTGCTGTAATCGACCACAGGTGTCCCAGCGCTTTACTTTAGTACCCTAGGTTACCCCTGAGATTGCTGGTGGGGGCTGGGTTTAGGTCACCACTTTTCGCGGTTTGCCCAGTAAGCGGCACTCATCTTGCCCTTGGCAATGTTCCTTGCGTGGCGGGCCTTAAATGCCTCGCGGCGCTTACGATTCGCCCCGCTTTCTCCAGCCCGTTTGGGTGATCCAGCCACGCCCTGTTGGCCGAAACGGATAAGTTTTACCTGGGCGCCCTCCTTTGCCAAGACCGCGTGGGACTTGTTTGGGTGGTTTGGGGTGCGCTTCGGTTTGTTGTAGCCGGCAAACTTCTCGCCGCGATACTCGATCACTTCTTCTTGCCGGCTTTGGCGCGCTTGGCAGTCTTCGCGGAACGCCGGAAAGCCTCCGCAGTTGGTGCGCCAGCACTGCCGGGCTTCCTCATGCGCTCGCCACTGCCCGCTTTGATGCGCTTGCGCTTGGCCGCGATGTTGGCATAAAGACCACGCTTAGCCATTACTTGCTCCGGCGACGTTTACGTGCCACGCCAGCCTCCGAAAGGGCGATGGCGAGGGCTTGTTTGCGGCTCTTCACCGCAGGGCCTTTCTTGCTGCCTGAACGCAGCTTGCCCTTGCCATACTCACTCATCACTTTGCGGATCTTCTTGAGGGCAGGGGGCTTTTTGCTTGGCATAGCAGAACTTGCTCCAGTCCTAGGTTTCCGTGCAGTGCGCGGCGACGGCGCGGCAGGCGGCGATGAAAAATTCTTGGCTATAAGCCTGCTTCATCATGTTGATGCGCTTGTCGAGGAGTTGGATGTTGTCCGGCGTGTAGTCGCCGTCGCTATTGATGCGGTCCACCGAAGCGTGCCCCACGCCCTGTTCGCGGAGATCCGGGAAGCGGATGTGCCAGCCCGTGAGGGCGCAGCAGTTGTGCTGGCGCTCCATGCAGTCCGCAAGGATGTCCATCGTTAGTAGCCAGACGTAACGGCGGCCCTCGGCATTGCTGCGGACACGGTTGTACCAGCTAATTCGGATGTCGCGGTAGTAGCCCCGGTGCGTGTTTTCGGTGGTGCGGTTGGCGCATGGTTTGCACAGACTCTGGCTGTCCACAGCGGCCTGTGCTTGGCGGCGGCGTTGGTAACTCTGGAGTTGGCGGCAGTGGGGACATAATCTGTAATATCGCTTGTCCGCACCGCGGAAGATGTGCCCCAGCAGGGGGTCAGTAGGTGCGGAAAGCGGAGCCGCCTGTTTGGTAACGGCGGAGGCCGGCAAGGGCGGTGATGACGTAGCCGCAAGCGTCCGCGGGGCCGGACTTGTCATCAAGACCACCAATACCCTTCTCTGGTTTGCCCTGCTTGTCGAACGCCTGCGTCTCCAGCGAGCGGAGTAGGTATTTGCATTTATTCGAGACGCGGAAGCGTTTGGCGATCATCAGGACGTTCATTGCGTTCACGCGATCCTCGATTGCAGGGTTCGCCAGCTGCGTTTTGACAACAAAACCCCCCTTCTTTAACAACGAAAGGTCCGACTCCTTGGCATTGGTGGTGCTGCGTTGGCGGCTCGCAGCGTCGGGTACCACTACCAAGTTGCCTTGCGCCACCCAGCTGGAATATGTGGTGGTCAGGAGTCTGACTACTGAAGGTGTGTCAGATGCATGGTGCTCCGCGATGAAGTGGAACTCGTCGCCGCGGCGGACCATGCACTCCATGAAACACGCCCCAACGTTGAAGTCGATGCCCACATACAGGCGGTCGTCATGCTCCAGCTCGGTATCACACCAGTGGATGTCGCGGTCAAAGTAGGGGTAGACGTTGGCATTGGCCAGGTTTGTGAACTCGCCGTTGATGTACGACGCAATCAGCTGTGGGGGGTAGTTGGCATACAGGGAGTCGATGAACCCCGGGGGGAGGTGGGGGTTGTCTGTGGTGCGGGCACGGATAAGTCGGCGTTCCAGTGCGATGGCGGCAGTGCGGGCGCTGTCCTCCGCGGCATTGGCCGGCTCCTCCACAAAGGTGCGGTACATCCACTTGAAACCTTCGGGGGTGCTCGCTACCGCGAGCTGGGGTTTT